GTATCTGATTTGATTAACTCTTGAAGAGTGAAATTTTGTGAAAGGTTCATTCTATAATTTTTTTAATAGCCTTAGATCCGTCTATGTTTTCTTCTAATTCAACTTTTACTTTTCCACATTTGTATTCAATATTATCATTTGCTGTACGTTCTGCAACCCTCTTTCCTTTCAAACAATCTGACATTGCGGGCTGTATTCTATGTTCTGTAAGTTCTCCTGCTATAAACATACAAAGAGCTACTACGCTACTGATGACCGTTTCCATTTGCTCTTACCTTATCTTTTAATTGTTCAACATCATCTAATGCTTTTTCTAGTTGTGTTTTTAAAAATTCTATATTAACTTTGTTAGTCATATTTTGTTCTTGAGTTACAGTTAATTTTTCAACGTCACCATACAACGCCTCTATTAACATAAATTGTTCTTGATCTGTTGGTTTTTGTTCAGACTTTTTTAATAAATCTGCATTAAATAATTCTCTTGATGTCTCTAATGATGTTAGTCTAGCTGTCACCTCGGTATAAGCGAAGACGCCCATTGCGACGAGAACGATCAGGCTAGCAACCGTCTTCATCGGCATCTGCACGGCAGCTGATTCTGATATGTTGAGTGGTTTATTGGACATGTGGTCCTCCACATAAAGCCAAAGTAACCAACATCACAATAAGTAAACCTGTGAAATAATAGTTCATCCTCTGATACTCCATAATTATCTAGTCCAAAAAAATATTCTTTTCCACCAAGGCATAGGGTGTATACAAGTCATACAACCACAACCACCTTCTTCAGGTAATCCTGGACACTTGTCACCACAATGGCATACGTGTTCACATTCAATACAAATCATTTCTTCTCCTCAATATCATAAAACATTTTATCAGAATCCTCTGTTACCCAATCAGATCCTTCACAGTCCCAGTACGTAGTTTGTACACTATAGTCTGGCCAATCATTATCTGTTGTATAACTATTCACATGCCAAATGATTCTGTTGTTTGGCTGCGCTGCATAATTACCATTTTTCAATGCCATTATGTGTGCACACTTGTGCTCTTGCGGAATTTCAGAATGTTCCGTGTTTAGTATATTAGTCTCTGGATGCGCCCAGTCAACTGTAAAAAGATATTGGCCTGGATAAAATTTCTTATCTTTACCAATAAATTTACCGTCTATACCAGCCAACCAATCAAAACAATGGATACTAGGATAATAACTAAAGCAGTTCCACAGTTGGAGTTGATCCACTCGCATATCAGGCACGTCTTTTCTTTCAAATTCTTTTTGAAAGAATGCTGAGATAGGTAGTCTATAAAAGACAGCACCATTTGGTAGCATGCAATGAAATAAGATTGCGCGACCTGAAATAGAGCTAAGACCAAAGATAACACAGTCACTAGACTGTCCTGTATTTTTTTTAAGATCATAAAGATATTCCTTCCTTATTTTACAATAAATCGGCGGTATATTAGCATTTAAATAAGACATAGTACATTATTTTATTTCACCCCAATTGGGGCCAGATTCATAATCTACTTTATTAGGTACTTTCAAGTCAACTGCATTTTCCATAATATCTTTTATTTTTTTAGCTTGACTCTCTGATTCAATAGAAAAATCCAATTCATCATGAATTTGTATATGACCTATTAAACCTTCTTTATATAAATTAACCATAGCTCTTTTAGTCATATCAGCCGCACTACCTTGAATTAATTTATTTAATGCTTTGTATGTAAAAGCTCTACGTGTTGAATTATTATACCAATAGTTTCTTTTAGGATTACCTTTAGTATCTTTTAAAATGTTTCCATCTCTGTCTTTTAAATGTGGACCCATTTCTTTTAGTTCTAACATAGTGTCATGATCTTCTGCTGGAACAAATGTACCCCAATCTGAACCTCTAAGTATTGGTTCATACTTAGGAAATCTACAACGTCTACCTAGTAAAGTTTTTATTTGTCCTTTAGATTGTGCTGCAGACATAACTTGATTCATTAGTTGTTTAACAAATGGAACCTTACCATGATAAGTATTAAATAATTCATCTGCTTTATCTTTTGAAACATTTAATTCATTTTGTAATTTAGCTTTACCCATGCCATAGAATAAACCTAAGTTAATAGTCTTAGCTTCTTTTCTATCTATCTCTGCCATGTCAGCTACGATTTGATGAAAGTCTGTTTTAGGATCTTCTTGATATGCTTCTGATATTGGAGTCGCTGAATCTAAACCAAATCTTAATGCATAGTGTGCAACAAGTCTTGGCTCCTGTTGCGAGTAGTCAAATGTACCCCATTTACAACCTTCTTCAGGTATAAATAAACTTCTTATTAATGGACCTGTATCTGGATCACGTGCCGGAATCTGTTGTAAATTAGGATTTGCATATGAGAATCTTCCTGTAACTGTTCCTCCATCATCAGATCTAATTTGATTAATATCTGCATGTATTCTACCTAAATGTGAATGATTTAAAATAGTATCTATAAAAGTTGTACTGACCTTGTTTATTTTTCTAGCTTCTGCTATCATACGAACTACAGGATGACTATGTGTAGAAATAAAATTTTTAGTAAATGAAGGAGAGTCAGTCTTTTCAGTTCGGCTATAAGGTAGCTTCAGTTTTTCAAAAACTTCTGCAATCGATCTGGCTGCCCATATCTGAGTGTCTATGCCTGTTTCTATTTTTATTTGTTGCAATAAGTTTTGTTCTTTTATTGCCATTACTTTTTTTAATTGATCGGCTTTCTCTATATCTACCCGAACACCTAGGTGGCGCATATCGACTAAACAAGGAAAGAGATCAGTCTCAAGATTAAATATATCTTGAAGATCATCTTCAATAATAATTCTTTTTAAGTGGTGCCATAACAATAAAGTTAGTTCAGCATCTTTTTCTGCATATCCACCTACTTCACTTGCAGGTAGTTTCCACATTTCTGCTTTAGGATCTAAACCTCTTTCTTTAGCTGCTTTAGTTAGTAAAGCTTCATTCTTACCTTGTTTTAAATAAACCCAAGACAAAGAGTTTAGTGAATATTGAAATCTATTTTCATCTATTATAGATGCTGCAATCATTGTATCTATAATTAAACCATTGATTTTAATACCTAAATTTTTAATCCAACAAACATCATACATTGCATTATGAAATATTTTTGTAGCAGGTGATTCGCATACATCTGTAAACCAATCTAAAACTTTCTTACGATCCATGTTTGGACCTTCACCATGTGCAATAGGAAAGTATGCTTTATAACCATCTACAGCTACAGCTATACCTACAACTTCACCACTACCTCTAATGGCCCCTGAACCCTGTTTCTTTAATTCTGGATCTCTTGTCTCCAAGTCAATTGCAATTTCTTCCGCTTTTCTTAAATCAGGAAACTCTGTGGGTTGTACCCATTCTGTAGTTGGCATTAACATTATTTTTTCTCCTCGTAATCTTTATATTCTTTTATTAATTTTTCACTAGGGTGATAAACATCAACAGCTGAATGACAGTTAGGACAAGATAAATTACTTACAATATCATAGTCTTCATTATCTTCAGTGTCGTGATCCCCACCCCAAATTAATTCTGTTTGGCAATGCCAGCAGTTCATTATTTTTTACCTTTAATATCTTTCAACTTTTTAATTTCTAATTCACAATAATGAATTACTTTCTCTAAATCTTGTATGCCATTTTTATTCATGTAACGACATACATATTTTATAACGTTTCCTTGAAAAAAAGAAAGGTCATTCTTAGAAATAAATTCATAGGGTTGAATATGAAAGTCTTTATAGTGACTCCCGCCTATCTGCTTATCTTGTGGAAACGCTTTATCAAACATATCTTTATTACTCATATTTTCTCCTTTAAGTTATTTGTGGCAGTTGTTGGTTTAACGGATTAAAAAACAAAGGGAATCGCGATCCGAACCAACATCCCTCGTTAGAGGAAGATGCTGCCACCCACCCCATAGGAAATGTCGCTATCCCGTTCTTTTTACACAGTTGTGTAATTCTATAATTTGTATGCATTAACTTTCTTTTTAGCTTTTAGTTTATATAA